TGCCGCGGAAGGGCACACCCTTCTCCAACTCGAAACAGGTAATTGCGGGTGTTGAGTCCCCGCCTCCCCCACTCATCCTGGTGTACCAGTCCGACCCGTTATCCATTGTGGAAGCTTGGACCCACCAACGCTCTCTACCCTCACTGCCGGAGAACTGTTCGACCCTATGGTGATGGAAGTGACCCGTGACCATGACTGTTGCTGCCGCCAAGTAGGTGTCGTTGAATACGGCTTTAGTCCAGAAGCTTTGGAAAGCATCGGGCCTGGCAACCTGGTGTCCGTGGATCGCACCAAGAATGTGTGAGCCGTCACCGAACACGTCAAACGCGAACCCTTCATCGTGAGCTTGGGGAACAAGCCAACGCTCTACAGGCAAACCAACTTCTGTGGCGAGGCGACGCAACTGCTGAAGAATGACAATGCCCCAATCGTCCGTGCCCGGTCTACCCACCGCGGCCTTGTTCACACGGAACTGGCAATGGTTAGAAGCAACCGAACCGTAAGTCAACGGGGCATACTTTGACGCCATCTTCAACAAATCCCAAATCAACGCCGCCGCAACATCTGTTTGCTGCATCGGGCTAAGAGTATTCGTAATCAACTGATCCATGTCAGCCTTGTTATTCACCCCCTCCAAAATATCGCCCATATCCAAGATGACAATGTGGTCATAGTTGCCGGCCTTTAACTTTTGTTCAACACGCTCATACGCTGCATGAATACGCTCAATCGATTCAAGATGTCCACCACGGGAACCCCCCTTACCGATCTGGAAATCAGCGGGGCAAATAACGTAAGTCCTTGTCGCCTTCTTATTTACAGGCGGTTTACTCTTCTTAAACTTTTTAGCTTGCGCATACAACGTTGGCAAGTCAACATCAGCGACCTTCTTGCGGAAGTGAAAACGATATGAGGTTAACCACTCCCCGTCCCATCGTTGCCACTGCGAAGTACGAGGCGACCCAACGACCTCATACTCGTCAGGAGAATAACCCCTGTCCGCAAGAAAGTCACTAAAGTTTGGAAGATCAGCTAGACCCTCCGTGGTAGCCAGACCCTCGGCACCGTCAAATTCGATAGCTGGACGGAAACCGGTAGGCGCTTCTACCTTTCTTGCTGGTTGCAAGTCATCAAGCATCAGCTTCTATAACATCCGCAAGACTTTGTGCGATGCAAAGACAGCGGCCCTTCTGTGATAGCCAAACCACGCTTAGTAAGCTCCCTCGCCAAACCCTTAGACGACCAAGCATTTAAGGATTCCAAAGCTTTATCTAAAACTTGTTGATCCTTCTCGTCAACCGAATCATAAATTCGCCCCATCTTGCACCGGGCCGACTTTGACGGTGGAACCATATCTTCAAGCATTTGTTTGCCTTTCCAAAACTAACGCTAAACAAGATTGTCGGCCACACCAGGTAGCGACACGCCCAAGTCTAATAGAGAACGAACGGTAATGGAAGCCCCAGGTTCACGCGCATCGTCATACATTTTATGTGCGCTTATCTTACAAACTAACGAATCGTCTTCCCAGACTCCCGCATCTGTGCAAGAGTCAAAGACCCCTCTAACCAGTTTGTCGATATCGGGCGGGACCGTGGGAAGTGGCCGTCTAGTTGCGGTAACGGATTTCGGGCGAGGTAAGAAAAAAACGACACTGAGTTCCGCAGGACCAACAAGCGTAACCCAGTTCGCAGAACCGACAGCATCTGTAGCCGCCTCCCTGACCCTTTTACGCCAAGCCGGAAGCTTTTTAGAAGCCTCAATAAAGCGCCCATGCCCAATCGACTTCTTTGAACCCTGCGGGGCGGCAATGCCGTAAACCTCGAAGAAAAGTTCCACATTCTAGTTTAAAACGGTGCTTCGTCGTCGATACTCTTCACGGAACCAAAAACACCGTCAAGAGCCTGCTGGGTATCCTGCGGGTTGCCACCACGACGTTCAACCTTCGACATTTCGCTCGCACGAACGTTCAAGCTGACACCCTTGCTGCCATCCTTCTTCTCAAACAGTTTCGTCTTCAAACGGCCAACAACAGCAACCTTGTCGCCCTCAGCAAAACCGGCGGGACCAGTAACCGAAAAATAGTCCTTGCCATCAACCTTCCAGTCACCCTGATCGTCTTTCAACATCTGGTTGTGGGCAACATCGTAAACAACACCCCACTCAAACTCACGAATCCCGTTTACGTAACCTTCGAACTTCACATCTACAGCCATTACATTTCCCTTTCTATATGTTCAGGATTAACACAATCCTGTTTACCGCATTTTCTAACCCCAGTCAACACCGGCATACCGTCTTCGTCAACCGGGGTAATCTCATCTTCAGCAAAATCGTTGTGCCAAGGATGACATTTACCAAGGCTACTATTTACTGTTCTTGCCCTTGTGGCACGACACGACAAACATTTTCTGTTGTTCCGGTTGGAGGTTGCCGAGTCCCAACGGAAACCACAACGTTCACACTCAATCCAAGCCACCTCGACATTCTAAAGGTAAACAAGCTTTCCATCGAGACCGCACTCCTCTAGGCGTTTCACTTCGTCTCTGCCATAGGCGATGAGGACAGAAGGAGAGCCAGCCGTTCCTCCTAGTGTTCCATCTGGTTTATGAAACCTAATCCGACCTTTTAAAAACAAAATTGCGTCAGCCTTCGACCAAACATGATCAAAAAAAGCTTTTGTTTCTGTGCGGGCAAAGATGAGCGCCAGACCCCCCCCCGCGTGTGTCGCAAGACGCTGCAACCATTGACCCATAGGCGGACCATAGGGCGGATTACACCAAACTCGGCCAATCCACTCTTGGGATAAACCGTCATCCTCAATCGTGAAATGCTTAATCGCCGTATCCCAAGGACGATTTAAAGATGCACACGGATCTAAATCAAAAGGGCCAAGCGCCTTCAAAATATGTGGTGGAGTCAGCCAAACATCAGTCCCGCTTACAGTTGCCTCATTACCGAGATTAGGCATTTTCCACCACTTTGTAACCGATGTTCTGCATAGCCCACCTGTGTCGCGCATCAATACTCATACCATCAGTCTGCTTCGCCAACAAAGCGCAACACTTATCACATTTGGTAATCCTTGACTCATGTGGGATACAAATAGGTTCCGGGTCTGACCGCCAAGAAGCCTCCACAGACCTATCGGCAGCACTCTGATCAAGAGCCATACGGGCGTCACGAGCGCGACCCACAATATGCCTAGGCTCCAAATACTCAACCTTCTCATCCTGGCGAGCCATGATCAGTGCGCGTTGCGCAACAGGCAACGACAAATGACCCAACACACCAGACCAAGCGTTCACCGTCTCCTCAGTAACCCGACGGTTATCAATCGCAGCCACATCAGCCAACAACAACTTTATTTCAGACTTATTCATTGTTTTCCCTTTCCACAGCATCCGCGGTTACAGTTGCCGACTCAAAACACTCTTCATGGTCAAAACCTGAACGCGAATAAAGACCACAAATCGAACACGCTTCACGCATTGTTTTCCCTTTCCATCTCAGCAAGCGCTTCAGCCCTCAACCTGGCAGCAGAAGACCCAGCACCCGCAGACCTTTTCTGAACACGACCCATCCAATTCTGAAAAGTCATATCCCAATCAAGTTTTGCCTTACCCGTAGACCACCAATAAGTCTGAAACTGGTCAACCTCAAACGCCTGATCAACGTCAGGCCACTTGTCATCAAACATCTCAAGCAAACGATCCGAAGGTTTCCAATCTTTAGGGAGCTTAATAGCTCTCTTGTTATCTTCTCTATATTTGTCTTCTCTTAGTTTTCTTCTTAAGAGTGACCCCTCAGCCACAGTGCTTTGCTCCACAGTGGCTTCAGCCACAGTGCCCGAGGGGTCTCTGGATGGATTCAACTCATAACGGTAACAACCAAGCGTCCCATCACTGTTTTTCGGCCTGAATACCTGTATCCACTCGCCAGCCTCTAATTCCTTCAAAGCTGCCCTAAAACCCTTCACACCAAGACCAGTCTCCGCAGTGATTTGCCTCACCCGAATCTCGTAACCGATCTCATGCGATAGCAGATACACCAACAGGAAGTTAGCGTTTACCGACAGGCCAGTGTTCCTCAACCATGCGTTAGGAACAATCGTAAAGTTATCGTCAATCGGTAGACGATTCCGAAAAATGCCGCTTTCCACTGTTCTCCCTTTCTAAATACAAATTCCAAGCTACTTTCGCGTTGCGATCACGCGCACCCTCCATGTACCGCCCGGCGTGCAAATACATTAGCCAGCGGCGACGCGCCATGTCCTTCGGCGCTATGGGAGGAAAATAGTTGTGTACCTCACGGTACGAGTAATCGAACCTTTCATCCTGAACTACCCACATT